GCTTACCGGTCCTAGCCGTCTTGGAAAGAGCCAGCTGGCTCGATCGCTCGGAAGACACTGGTATATGCAAGGGATGTGGATGGTCGACCTTATTGACGACCGTACTGCCCTCTACGGAGTTCTGGACGACATCTCGTGGGACTCACTCAAGTTGTCCTACAAGTCCATCCTCGGAATGCAGAAGGACGTCGTACTCACCGACAAGTACCGACACAAACGCAAGTTCACCCTCGGTCGACCCGTCATCGTCATCACAAACGAACGACCTATCTTCTCTGCTGAGGAACAAGAGTGGTTGGATGTTAACGTTGAGTTCATCCACATTACAACTAAGCTATATGAATAAAATGTTCTAAGGGCCCCCCCAACCCCCCAAGGGGGGCTCTGACCTATATAAAGAGTATGGTGATAGTGACCTAAACCTAACCTAACCTAAACCTAACCTAACCTAACCTAACCTAACCTAACCTAACCTAACCTAAACCTAAACCTAAACCTAAACCTAAACCTAAACCTAACCTAACCTAAACCTAACCTAAAGAGGGGTGCTTGGTCTGACTTAAAGTCTTTACCTAGGTCGCTTCGCGACTCTAGGTAGAAGACTGGGCGAGGGGACGCCCACGTTTATTGGGTCTCAGGGGTCGGTGGTCTCCAAAGAGTTACCACTACGACGACCTGGTTGAAGATAAAAGGAATAACGACGATACGCCGCAACAACAAGATTAGCATCGGTGGTAATAACAGGAGTCTCCGTTACTTCTGAAAACCCGGGGGTTCCCATGTACTCGAAAAGGATTCCTTGAGTATGTCCGGCGAGAGCTGTTCGCTGAATAGCTCGGTGGATGGGGATTGTGCGCATCCGAGTGTCTCGGACCATGATATTGACCTCATCCCCGGGGACAATGCGATACTTGGTGCGCTTGGTGATGATGAAATGACGACAGAAGAAAGAGGAGTGGAAGGGAGTCGATCCGGCGTCGGTGATCTCGAGCTTTTGATCCCAAGGACGGGTGGGGTTATCTGGGTCGACGATAACTCCGGTCTTTTGCAATCCGAGGTTGTACGCCTCTCGAATATTAGGCGCCGCGGAGCCCGGGAGGTCTCGACGGCATCGCCAGTTGTATGCGGTGACAATAACGTCGTTGCCACCTGTGTTGCGGAGAGTAATCTCCATATTTGCCGACACAAATCGCATCCGAGAGGTGGAGTTGGTGTCGACGAGGGGGTTTGTTGCAAAGTCCCACTCATCCTCGTTGGACTCGCGGAAGAACTCGCGAAGGTCGGCGCACTCGTCGGCACCGGTCGTGGTTCCATCGGATCCATAGAGCTGGAGCGAGTGCGCTTCGGTCTGCCCTTCGATTGCCGTCCAGTTCGATACATACTGCCGTAAGACTTGTTGACGACCGTGTTGCGATAAGTGAACTTGCCGAGTAACACGAGCAGCCCAACGACGATTGCGACGAAGCTTGCGACGGTTCGGCCGACGACGGACATAATCGACCTTGTAATCCCGCTGCGTCGTAAGAGGGTTGTTTGCTGTATTTGTACCCGCAAAACTGCGGGTGTTCATGGATCTAAAACGGGCGGTGCGGCGTGGCACCATAGAGCGTGTGAAACGCCGCGTGCCACCCTGAAACCCGCGTCGGCGCCTGGCACCGAAGCGCTTGAACTGGCGCCTAAACATGACCATGTTTGTTTGTTTTTTCGGAAAGAGGACACCCAGTGGACACACCGCAATGCATGGCACCGAAAGAGAGAGAGAGGACCTTCGCGGCGGCCTCGAACGTATAAATAGGGAGTGGCACCAGGGGGGGGGCACTCTGGCACTGAGGGCCATCTAGTAATATTAAAGATGGCCCGCAACCGCGACACCCCGCGTGGGAGTCACTTCCGTGCCCACGCCAAGAACTTCTTCGTCACCTTTTCGAACGTCAATCAACAAAACCCGGACGCCACCTTCGACAAGCAAGAGCTCTTCGACTTCCTCGTCGCCTTTGAAGGCGTAGACCGACTACTCGTTGCCGAGGAACTACACCAGGACGGCAACACACACTTCCACTGCTTCGTTGGCTTCACGACCCGCATCTCGTTCCGCAACCCGGCCAAGTTCGACTACAAGGGATGCCACCCGAACATCCAGGCCGCCCGCTCCGTACACAAGGTGGTCGCCTACTGTACCAAGGACGGCAACTATCTCGCGAAGAACGTCGACGTCAAAATCAAATCGGATATTGGCTCGACCTTGCGGCGCTGCATCGACGAGGCCATGGAACCAAAAGAGTTCGTAAACTTCTTCCTCGAAGAAGGGCTCGGTGGACACCTTATCCGTTCCTACACCAACATTCGCGCGATCATCCAGAACGTGTCCGACCACAACGCCGCCTGCGACCCCGTACGCGACTTCCCTGACGATTTCCGCATCTACGGTTCCCTCGCCGTTCGACTCGAGGACTGGGTCGCCGCGCTGCCAACTGTGGTTCCCGGAGAACGCGGGACGGCCATGCGATCGCTGTGGCTTACCGGTCCTAGCCGTCTTGGAAAGAGCCAGCTGGCTCGATCGCTCGGAAGACACTGGTATATGCAAGGGATGTGGATGGTCGACCTTATTGACGACCGTA